TCTGATTTAGATAATCGAACTATAACTCCTAACGGTGCTCAATTTAGAACAGACAAACGAGGTTTTCTTCCAGAGTTGATGGATAAACTCTATCAAGAAAGAGTTATCTATAAGAATAAGATGTTGGCTGCAAAATCTTTGTATGAAGAAACTGGCGATGAAAGATTGAAGAATGATATTGCAAAGAATCATAATATTCAGTTGGCAAGAAAGATTGCATTGAATAGTGCTTATGGTGCTATTGGCAATCAGTATTTCAGATACTTTGATGTTCGCCATGCAGAAGGTATTACAAAGGCAGGTCAATTAACAATTCGATGGATTGAAAAAGATGTCAATAAGTTTCTAGACAATTTATTAAAAACAAAAGGCGTATCTTATGTTGTGGCGTCTGATACTGATTCAATCTATATTCGATTGGGTGAAGTTGTAAATAGAATTTTCAAAGATCAATCTGACACTAGAAAGATTGTGAAAGTTATGGATAAATTCTGTGAAGAAAAACTACAACCATTTATTGATTCAAGTTTTGAAAGACTTGCTAAATATGTTAATGCATATGAGCAGAAGATGATTATGAAACGAGAAGTGATTGCAAATAAGGCTATATGGACTGCTAAGAAAAGATATATTCTAAATGTGTTTAATGAAGAAGGTGTTGATTTAAAAGAACCTAAGTTAAAGATTATGGGCATTGAAGCAGTTAAGAGTTCAACTCCTGCACCTTGTCGTGTTAAGATTAAAGAGGCATTGAAATTGATTATGAATAAAGATGAAACTGCATTGATTCAGTTCATTGATGACTTTAGAGTTCATTTCAAAAAGTTACGACCTGAAGAAATTGCTTATCCTCGTTCTTGTAATAATCTTAAAAAGTACACTTCATCTTCAGACATATATCAAAAGTCTTGTCCGATTCATGTGAGAGGTGCTTTATTGTACAATCATCAATTGAAGAAAAGAAAATTAGTTAAGTATGAGAGAGTTAATGAAGGCGATAAGATTAAGTTTATTACATTGAAAGAGCCTAATTCTCTACATGAAAATGTGATATCTTTTATGACTGTACTACCTGAAGAATTTGATTTACACAAATACATTGATTATGATGAGCAGTTCAACAAATCGTTTCTTGAGCCGTTAAAGTTTATTCTAAATGCGATCGGATGGAACTTTGAAAAGAAAGCAAGTCTAGAGGAGTTCTTTGGATGAGATTAGTAATCTGTAGACATTGTAAGTGCCGACAAATAAAAGTAGGAGTATTCTGTATAAACTGCGGAAGAATGACAAATGGTCGATAAAACACTATATAAACATCTTTTAAACGCTGCTAATGAAGGTAAACTACCTATCTTAGACAATAAGTCGTTTGAAAGACTGAACGCTGAGTATGGTAAAGAAATCTTTAGGGAAACCCTTGCTGAATACATAGCAACAGAACGACCTGTGTTTCCTTTGAAAGAAATTTCGTATGATAATATGCGAGATAGTTTCGGTAAATTAAAGAAGTTTAATACTAATACAATTTGTATTCCACAAGAGCAAATTCAGAAAGAAGTCTATGAAAAATATGATGACTATGAATATCCATATTCACAATATGGTATGGGACTTATCAATGGACCTAGTAACTTTAATGATGTATCAAATTATTTTCATCAAGACTTGAGATTAGAATGTGGTAGTTATGGATTTAGAGCACCGAAAGAAGTGTGGGAGAATGGTACAGCAAAAGACATCTGGAAATGTTTTGGTCCTATGTGGCGTGGTATCAACGGCGTTCAGAAAGTTATGATCGAGGGTAAAGAAGAATTGATCGGTGGCCAGTTGAGTGAAAAGAGTTATATCTCAGCATTTAGATTAGGCACTTATATTGCAACACAATTTAAACCAGTAGTTGCAAAAGCAATCTATGATATTACAGATGCTAAAAGAGTACTTGATACAAGTTGTGGCTGGGGCGATAGACTTGCAGGTTTCTTTGCCAGTGATGCTGAAGAATACTATGGTTGTGATCCTAATCCAAACACTTATCAAAGATATCAAGAACAGATTTCTACTTACAATAAACTATTACCTAAACCTAAGAAAGTACATATATGGAATTGTGGTGCAGAAGATATACCTTATGATAAGTTACCACCAATAGATGTTGCATTTACAAGTCCACCTTACTTCTCTACAGAAGAATATAACAAGGGTGGTGAGTTAGAAGAAAATCAATCTTGGTTTAAGTTCAATGAGTATGAGAAATGGCGTGATGATTTCTATTTACCAGTTGCAGAAAAGAGTATGAAAGTATCTAGATTTATGTTCTGTAATATTATGGATCCTAAAATCAAAGGTACACGCTATCGCTCTAGTGATGAATTAGTAAATAGACTTAAAGATAAGTTCTTAGGTCAGATCGGTATGAGAATTATGCAACGCCCACAAGGTAAGGCAGTATTCAAAGACGAAGATGGCAACTTCAGTAAAGAGAAGTTAGATGAGAATATGAATAAAATGTTTATTGAGAACATCTGGTGTTTCGGTGATAAAGATTTAGACTTGTTTAGAAATTCTAGAAAAGCAACTTTAGATGAATTTTTCGCTTGACAATAACATATAAATAGTGTATAATAGTAAATTGAATTGAGGTATAATATGAGTGATTTTTTGAAAGATATAATAAAAGAAACAGGTAATGAATATGCAAGTCTAGTTTCAGATGGTTCAGCAGGTGATGTTGATTCATTCATAGACACAGGTTCATATATATTTAATGCATTACTCGGCGGTAGTATTCATCGAGGACTTCCATCAAATAAGATAACTGCTATTGCAGGTGAAAGTGCGACAGGTAAAACTTTCTTTGTTTTAGGTATGTGTAAAAACTTCTTAGATCAAAATCCAGATGGCGGAGTTATATTCTTTGAGAGTGAATCTGCAATAACAAAAGAGATTATTGAAGATAGAGATATTGATAGTAGTAGAATGGTTGTTATGCCAGTAACTACTGTCCAAGAGTTTAGACATCAAGCGATTACAGTATTAGATAAATACTCTGGTCAAGATGCTTCTGAAAGAAAACCATTATTACTTGTGTTAGATTCTTTAGGTATGTTATCAACTACTAAAGAAATGGAAGATACACAAGCAGGTAAAGAAACAAAAGATATGACAAGGGCACAAATTGTAAAAGCTGCTTTTAGAGTATTGACATTAAAATTAGGAAAAGCAAAAGTTCCTCTTATTATTACTAATCATACCTATGATGTTATAGGTAGTATGTTCCCTCAAAAAGAAATGGGTGGTGGTTCTGGTCTAAAATATGCGGCTAGTTCCATTGTATATCTTTCTAAACGAAAAGAAAAAGATGGCACAGAAATCATAGGTAACATCATTCATTGTAAAAATTACAAATCCAGATTAACAAAAGAGAATAAAGTTGTAGATGTTAGACTAACCTATGATAAGGGTTTAGATAGATACTATGGTCTGCTAGATTTAGCATTGAAGTACAATATATTTAAACAAGTTTCTACAAGAATTGAATTACCAGACGGCACTAAGACCTTTGGTAAAACTATTAACAATGATCCAACAAAGTATTACACACCAGAAATATTAGAAAAGTTAGATCAAGTTTGTACGAAAGAATTTAAATACGGAGATGTAGTTGACATTAACACCACCAAAGATACACCAGACGACAAGTCCTAAACACCGAGAAGATTATGTGTTTGTAGAAAAGTCCAATGAGGACTTTACAGCACTTAAACTAATTAGTGGTCCATATGCAAGTATAGTTTACAAGTATGGTAATGTAGGATTTGCTGACGAGTCTAAAAAGACAGCAGAAGGTGCTTTGCCTATGCAGTTTGACTATACTATCATTGAGAATGGTATTATGGCTGATACTGATAGTCAAGACTTTATAGATCATATCGGTGACATATTAGTTGTACTATTAGAAGAGCAAATGAAACAAGATAAGCAATCTGAATCTGAAAAAATGCAACTAGAACTGGAACCAATAGAATAATTATGGAAAGAATTGAAACTACAGCGATTAAACATCTAATTCACAATGAAGAATATACAAGAAAGGTTTTACCTTTTCTTAAAGAAGAATATTTTTCAGATAGACATGAGCAGATTTTGTTTAGAGAGATTGAGAAGTTTGTATCGAAGTACAATAATCTTCCTACAAAAGAATCTTTATCAATAGAGATTAACTCTAATAAAAGTGTTAATGATGATGAGTATAAAAAGATTACAGATATTATATCTACACTTGATCCAGTTAAAGTTGATCTGAACTGGTTAGTTGATACAACAGAAAAGTTTTGTAAAGATCGTGCAATACATAATGCAATACTTGGTGGTATTCAGATACTTGATGGTAAAGATAAAGAACACACTCCAGAGTATCTACCAGAAATGTTATCAAATGCTTTGGCTGTTTCATTCGATCAAAAAGTAGGGCATGATTATTTAGAAGATTCAAAAGAAAGATATGATTTCTATAGGACTAAAGAAGAAAGATTAGAACTAGACTTAGATTATTTCAATAAGATAACAAGAGGTGGTATCCCATCAAAGACTTTGAATATTTGTCTTGCAGGTACTGGTGTTGGTAAAACAATGTTTATGACACACCTTGCTTCTTCAATCTTATTACAAGGTAAGAATGTTTTATATATCACAATGGAAATGGCAGAAGAAAGAATTGCAGAAAGAATTGACGCTAATCTATTGAATGTAGGTATGAGTGATTTAGAAGAATTACCATATCAAATGTATGAAACTAAGATAAATAAAGTACAAAGTAAGACTACAGGTAAATTAATTATTAAAGAATATCCAACTGCTTCTGCTCATACAGGTCATTTCAAATCTTTGATAAATGAACTGGCATTAAAGAAGTCATTTAAACCAGATATAGTTTTTATTGATTACTTAAATATATGTGCAAGTTCTAGATTTAAAGCAGGATCAAATGTTAACTCATACACATATATAAAATCAATCGCTGAAGAACTTAGAGGTTTGGCAGTAGAAAATGATATACCTATATTTTCTGCTACACAGACAACTCGAGCTGGTTTTGTAAGTAGTGATGTAGGATTAGAAGATACATCTGAAAGTTTTGGATTACCTGCAACAGCAGACTTTATGTTTGCATTAATATCATCTGAGGAACTAGAAGAAAAGAATCAGATAATGGTTAAACAATTGAAGAATAGATATAACGACCCAACTTTAAATCGTAAGTTTATCATTGGTGTTGATCGTTCTAAAATGCGACTGTATGATGTTGAACAGGTCGCTCAAGAAGATTTAGTAGATAGTGGACAAGATAAGTCATCTACTATAACAAGTAAGTTTGAAAAACAAGGTAAGTTTTCAGATTTTAAAATTTAGAAAGGAGGCACAATGGCACAAGGTAAAGTTAAATGGTTTGACGCTAAGAAAGGTTTTGGATTTATTGAACCTGATGATGGTAGTAAGGATGCATTTTTGCATATTTCAGCATTACAGGCAGCGAATATATCTACGATTGATGAAGGCGACATACTGACATACGAACTGACAGAGCAGCGAGGCAAAATGTCCGCTAGTGATGTAGTAAAAATATAAATTAATAACAAAGAAAGGGAACAGTAAAATGACTGTAACTATAAACGACAAAAAATATGATGAGCAAAAATTAGATGATACTTCTAAAGTTGCCATCATTAGAGCACAAGACGCTCAGAACAGAATCAATCAATTGAATCTTCAAATCAATGAAGCAAAGATTGTATTGAATCACTATGCTAAGCACTTAACAGATAATGTTAATCCAGACGCTGAAATCACAGATGATGAAGCATCAGTACTTAATGGTGAAGCACCTGTTGAAGAAGAAGCAGCTGCAACGGAAGAGTCTGCGTAAGCAGACTCTTCGGAGAGAGAATAAATATGATTAAAGAAGCACTATTATTAAAAGTTGAAGCAGATATCGAAATGGGCAAGGCAGAATTAAAAACATTCTTTGACAACCCACAAGGTGTTGCTGAACACATTGACTATATCGAAACAGTTGAAAAGAAAGTTGAAGCACTAGCAGTTGCTCAAGGTAAGTATAGAACACTTGTAGCACTATACGATCCACTCTTAGAACCTAAAAAGAAATAGAAGATTAATATGACAAAAGTAATTGATATGAATGATCCTGAATCAGTTTCAGAACTAAAATCAGTAGCAAATACTGCTTCAGACGAAAAAAAATTTGATATTGAATCGATAGGTGATCCAGATAGTCCCAATAGGTTTGAGATTACAGATACTAAAACTGGCAAAGTTTATTCAATAAATGCTGATGCTTTAACGGGTGGTGACTATCATCAAATTATACATTTTTCAGACGACACAATATCTGAAGAAGATATAAAAAAATACTATGAGCACGCTCTGAAAACAAATGATGATGACAATACTCCTATAGATGAACTTTGGCAAAAAGTAAATCCTGGTATTGAACTTACTGATTGTTACATTAGTTCTTATAATAAAAGTAGTGATAAAATCAAACAAGACTCAAAAGTTGGTAATGAATATATAGTTATTGTATATTTGACACCTGACTGGCAACCAGAGTATGGTGGTTCGATTGAGTTCTGGACACCTAATCTTACAGAAGAAATGAAAGCAATGGCTATTAATACACCTTATGGACTTAATGGTGATGAAAATATAAACATTGTAAAATCATGTTGGCCAAAAACAGGTCGTGTTGTAGTATTTGACGCAAGAATACCTTATATATTAAGGTCAGTTGAAAATGAAATGCTTAAAAATGTATCAATAGTATTTAAAGGTAAGAGTAAGGTAAACTAACAATGAGATTATCCAGATCAAGAAACTTCGGTTCATCTAATAAAAAAGAAAAACGACCTAGTACTAAGAATACTAAGTTGAGTTATAAGACCGTAATGGTTAAAAAGAATAGAAAGATCCTGTGGCAATGCATTGAGAAACCTACAGGATCTATTATCTGTGAGCATTTCTTCAAAGAGGATGCAGACTCAGTTACAAAACATCAAAATAAACATAGACAATGGGAACCCAATGGGGGCATTGTCGAATTCCTCACCCTCGGTAATATCAAAGACCAATAATCGCTTGACATTTCTGTCCTAATGTTGTATAAATAGTATAACAAGGAGAGATTTATGGCATACGAAGCTTCAGAAATAATGACTGCTGTAGCATTACAATATCCATCATTAACTTTAAAAAAGATTAAAACTGTTCCTCAGTTGCAATCATTAATCAAAGCAGGAATTAAGAAGAAAACTCTTGTTCAGTTTGGTAATTCTAAGATTGAAGATGGATTTAAAAAACTTTTAGATCCAAATAGTTCAAAAATGATTGAAGATATGGCCGTAGGTGTATCTGCTGCTATAGCAACAAGAAATTATATGAATAGTTCTAGTGGCGATATAACTACCTATATGACTGGTAATGTTTGGCCAAAAGATGTTAAAGATTTTCAAGTCAGCGCTTATGGATTTGAGGATTATAATTCTTCTGATATAGTTACTTCAAAAGATAAAAAAACATTTTATGGTATTTCTTTGAAGAAAAAGAAAACAGTTAAGGCTGCTGACCCAACTCTTATTAACAAAGCATTTTCTAGTGCTTTTGAGGGAAAAGAATTTGAACCATTAAAGAAAAAATTAATTAAAACAAGAATAGATTACTTTGCTGACATTGTTAAAGAAGCTGTAAATAAAAAAATAATATTAAAAAAAGATATAAAAAACTTTGATAGATTATCAAACAAAGAATTATTTGAAGCGAGAGAAAGAAATAAAGAACAGTTCGGAAATAAGGCATACATTGATACAAAAGGATATGCAACTTCAGATAAAGGATATCTTGACGAAAACACTAAAGATTCTAAAAGTATGCGTTTCTTTGTAAACGAAAGATTATCTGAAAAGAAAAATAATAAATTATGGAAAACATTTGCTAAACTTATTGATGAGGGTTCTGAAAAATTAGCAGATAATTTAATTAATATAATATTAAAGACGAATTTAAATGCAGAAATTCAAGCTAAAAATTTAACAGGTAAAAATTTTAGTTTTGCATTAATGACAGGAATTGCAGAGGTTAAAAAAGACGGTACTGTTAATATAACAACTGGAAAAATATATACATTAAAAACTACTCTATGTGGACTAAAAAGAATTGAAGCTAAAAATAAAAGTAAACCATACGAAATTGTACAAAATCAACAGGCCACTTTAAAATCTAATGCTGCTAAAATATTTTTCATATTAAAAAAAGGTAATCTTGATTTAATGAATTTAGAAGTTAGATATAAAGGTTCTTTTACTCCTCAACCACAATTTCAAGGAAATATGACAGAATCATTCAAAAAAGAGATTGAAAAAGAGTGTTCTGGATAAAAATTAATCGGATAAACGCTTGACTTTCCGATTGAAATATGTTATAATATAAATATTCAAGTAAAATATTATTAAATGGAAAGAGTGTAAATGCAAAGGTTTCAAGAAAATCTTACCGAAGGTAAGAATACTCATCTTGAACATCTAGAGGACGAAATAATTAATAATGGAAGTATCGGTGCAAGAAACTCAATAGGGTTTTTAAAGTCAGTCAAAAAGATGTTACAAGGCGGATCTGGTGGGTCAAACGTCTCCGTCAAATGGGACGGTGCACCTGCTATATTCTGTGGTACAAATCCTGAAAACGGCAAGTTCTTTGTCGGCACTAAATCTATATTCAACGCAACTCCTAAAATCAACTATACAAATGCAGACATCAAAAGAAATCATGGTGGCGCTCTTGCAGATAAATTACAAGTTGCATTAAAGTATTTTCCATCACTTGGTATCAAAGGTATACTTCAAGGCGATTTACTTTTCACCAGTAGTGATAAGAAGATGGCTAAAGTTGGTGGTGAAGACTCTATCATATTCACACCTAATACAATTACATATGCAGTACCAGTAGTTAAGTCTGGATTGTTTGGTAGTTCTATTTACAATAATATCAAAAAGGCAAAGATTGGTATTATCTTTCACACTTCATATTCAGGTAAAACAATGAAAGGACTAAGTGCAAGTTTTGGTGCAAGTGTAAGTTCTTTGAAAAAGAATAGTAACATATTCTTTGATGACGCTAACTACAAACAAGTTCAAGACCCTGGATTTAATTCAGCAGAAGAAACTCAATATAATAATATTATCAAAATGGCAGAAGGATCTGCTTACAAGGCTGGTGCATTTATCGACAAAATAAAAAAAGATAAAGGACCATTATCTCTTGGTGTGCAACTTAAAATATTCTTCAATACATATATAAGACAAGGTCAAAAGATTGAGAATACAACAAAGTTAGCAAATAACTTTGAAGTGTATTTTAGAGACAGATTAAAAAAAGAAATAAATAGTAAGAAGACCGCTGCTACTAAACAGAAGTATGAAGAAATACTAGAAGTTGGTATGAAGATATTGAGACCGAATAGACAAGGGTTATACTTTGCAGTTGCAACTTATATTACAATGCAAACAGCAAAGTCAATGCTTTTAAGTAAACTAAATAATATACAAAGTATCGGTTCATTTTTAAGAACGAAGAATGGATACAAGGTTACAAATCCAGAAGGATATGTTGCAATCAAAAAGAGTGGTGCAGTTAAACTTGTAGACAGATTAGAGTTTAGTCGTGCTAACTTTACGATGGCAAAAGATTGGGTAAAAGGATAATGAAAACACTAAAACAATTTCTAGAAGCGATTGAGATTGATACCATTATGACTCGTATCATAATGATTGGTGGACCTGGTTCTGGTAAATCAACTTATTCAGAGTTCTTAAATAAACATTTTAAGATACCTCATATCTACATGGGTGATATGATGAGAGAATTACAAAAGACAAATCCAGAAGTTGCAAAGATTATGGACTCTGGTGATCTAGTTCCTATAAAATATGTGATGAAGGCATTGCAAGATAGACTAGAGAAACCTGATACAGAAACAGGTTATATACTTGATGGCTTTCCTAGAAACATAGAACAGCTAAACAAGATGAAAGATCAAGATATCAAATATGATTATGTTGTCTTTCTAGATGTATCAGAAAAAGAAGTTATTAAAAGATTATCTGCTCGTGGTAGAAAAGATGACAAACCAGAGATTATTAAGAATAGAATAGGTGTGTATGAAAAAGAAACTGGTCCAGTTCTAAGACAATTAGAAAAAGACAGTTCAAACGATATTGATAAAACATTCTTAAAGATTAAGGCAGAAGGCTCTGAACCAAAAGATATCGCAGATAAGATTATTAAAGGCATAGAAAATGAAAACATTTAAACAGTTAAGAGAATCAATCATAGATATTCCTAGAAGTGTATATGCCCCTCTTGTATTTGATGACGCTAATACTTCTAATCCTAAGATAAAACAATCAGTATTAGATATGATTGAAAATCAGATTAAAGAATTCGAAACAGAATATCCTGTTATCAAAATTGCATTGATAGGTTCTATTCTTACAAAGAGATATAGAAATGACGCTGACTTAGATATCAATGTTCTATTTGATGTACCTGCTGATAAGGCAGAAGATGAAAGAATAAGATTATCGAAACAATATCTATCTGTAAGTAATCCTGATAACATTCAAGGTAAAGATATACCAGGTTCACAACATCCAGTTAACTATTATTTCATTACAGATCAAGAAACTTATGATGACCAAAATTCTAAGGCAGATGCTGTATTTGATATTAGAGGTAACAAGTTTATTAAACGACCAGATGATTTTGATTTTGATATAAACTTATATCTAAAAGACTTTGAAAAGAAAGTACAAGAATTAGATGTTGTTAGGGGTGAACTCAAAAGAGATATAGTTGACTATAACGAACTATCAGAATTAAAACCAGGTGAGATTAAAAACTTACAAGATAAGTTAGATATTAAATTGAAAGAAATAGAAACAAGTTTAGAAGATATAATCAACATAGGTGATCTAGTTGATACTGAAAGAAGAACAGCATTTGATACTGATATGTCACCAGACGAGATTAGAACATTTGGTGTTAAGAATAGACTACCTAAAAATGTTATCTATAAGATGTTAGAGAAATATCATTACTTAACATTCTATAAAAAATGTAAAAAGATATTAGACGATGGAGAAGTTTCAGACGCTGAAATAGATTCATTGAAAAACGAAAATGCCCAAAGTAAAACTAGGGCAGTCAACGAGGCATTAGATAAAGGCAACAAACTGATTTTCGCTTTTGGTAGGTTCAACCCTCCTACTACTGGCCACGGTAAACTTATGAAGGAAGTGATTACACAAGCCCGAAAGAACAATGCTAATCACATTGTTTATGCTAGTGCCTCTACTGACAAAAGAAAGAATCCATTAGATGTAAAAACTAAAGTTAAATTTATGAAGAAGATGTTTCCGCAGAATAAGATACAGGCTGCTGGAGGCACACAAAGAACATTCATGGAGATACTAAAGTTTTACGATAAGATGTATGGTGAAATTATTATGATTGCTGGTAGTGATAGAATTAATGAGTTTCAAAAACTTGCAGACAAATACAATGGTACAGATTACAATTACAAATCTGTTAAAGTTGTATCATCAGGCGAAAGAGATCCTGACGCTGAAGGTGTTACTGGTATGAGTGCAAGTAAGATGAGAGACATGGCGAAGAATGACGACTACAGAAGTTTTAAGACAGGTGTAGTTGGTCTCTCTGCTACAGATAGTAAGGCACTATTCAATGCAGTTAAAAAAGGAATGGGTATTAATGAAAAAGTAGAAAG